GAACAATGTGATGTATGTGAATTGCGCGCACGGAAAGGGAATACGGTTTATACGTGAAGATGTAAAGTTTTTTGCAAAGACGAATATTCAATCTAATAATGGGTCAAATTTCAAATCTATTATATTATTGAATGCGGATTTTTTAACAATAGATGCACAGTCAGCATTACGTCGCTGTATAGAATTGTTTAGCCATAACACACGATTTTTTATTGTCGTTGAGAACAAGGACAAATTATTAAAACCAATATTATCGCGTTTCTGTGAAATTTATGTTGCAGAATATATGGAGGATGATGTGGTTGTAAGCTTAAATAAACGACTAGTCGTAGGTATTGATACTAAGTTAGATACAGAACGATTTGATAGCATAAGGAATATTCTTTCCTATTTAGAAGACATTGATATTACACATAATGAACTAATAACAGTATCGTGTCAGTTATATGAAGAGGGATATTCTGGATTGGATTTAATAGAATATATAGAACATAGTCATTTGTTTGATAATAAAAAGATGTCCGCTATACCATTATGCTTTAACATAATCAAATCAGAATATCGGTGTGATAAATTGTTAATGTTATATATGCTGGATTATATATATTTACGTTCAGAAACAGATATAAAAAGTGTGTTAGCATTATAATTAATGGACGACTTTGTATTGTCAAATTTGCAAGAATCTAGGAATGAATGGTGTAGTAGGCTTGTCAGTATTTTCACGCCTTTAATATTAGGAGGTATCCGTTCAATATTCAATGAGTCGTGGAAGCTGTGTTTAGATAACGACGAGGCGAATAAATATTTAATGACTTTCCAAAACTTGCTGTCACGTATCCCAAAATGGAACAATGTTATTATTGAAGAAGAACGTAAGCGAATTATAGAACGAAGTGGCTGTAATTATTTAGAAGATCTGATTACGTGTGTTCATATTATTCAACTGAAGGTCTTAACGTGTATTCGCGTAGGCAACAAGCAGAAAAAAATAGATATATCTATTCCGAAACTTGACAGTTTTATTCATAAGGTGTATATCCATGTTGCACGTAAAACGTATGCAAACGTGTATCTATTTGATAAAAACGTATCCCCTTTGCAATACCAAAAGAATACGCGCGAGATAGAGACTATTATACAAGAAAGTATTCTAATTGCGATACGTGAAAGTATTCCGACCGAGGCAATTATTCGTGCATACATGGATGAAAGCATTGAACAAGAAGAAGAAGTAACTATTGAGAAAATAGAAGATGAAGAACCAGAACCAGAACCAGAACCAGTGGCAGTAGCGGATGAAGAAAAGCCGATAGATGCTCATATTACAAAAGAAGAGGACATTCCAGCGGTTGTTCCTGTTATTCAAAATATTGATAATGAGGAAGTGGTGACAAAGTTATCATTCAATGATTTAGATTCAGTATTAGACGAAAGTAATAATGTCAATCAAATAGATGCTCCTAAAACGATTGAGCGATTAGAAGAAATAAGTACTTCACGTGCGATTCAGCGTAAATTAGATGAACAAGAATCAGATGATGAAGACCGTATTCAAATCCACACAGACCCAATTTCTTTAAGTGACATATCTGTTCTAGACAATGAACCCGGAATTAAACCTATGTCCGATGCATTTGTCTTAAACGACGTAGAAGAATTATTTTAGTTTTGTAGTAAAAACGATATTTAGGGATATGCGTATAAATAAGTAATATATAATCGTCGTTGAATTATATATTTAAAAATGGAAAAGTTGTTTATATTGGCACTATTAATCACCTTTCTCTTTTGTTCTATCAAAATAATTGAGATGAAATATATTTCAAAGGAATGGAAGCCATTAAAGTTGGTTATAAGAGACGCAGTGATTGTATTGATATCTAGTGTGGCTGCCATTTTCGCATTCAATGTATCAAATGGAACAATGACTGATTTTTTTAACATTGTTACTGATAATGCGGTTCTTAATCCGTCTGCTACCGAGGTATTCACAGGTGATCCTGGGTTCTAGATAGTAAGCCATAGCATCTCATTCTTACGAAAATGAGATGTTACTTCGTAAATTCTGGTATTCCAATTACTACTTGAATGTTAGTTGGTAGTGATTGGTTGTCTATATAATGTGCAACATCTTGTGCCAAATAGAGTGTCAGTTGCATATCCGCATTGTTTGTTAGACATTTGCTCGTCCATTTATCCAACTTTAATACATCGTTCAGTCCGACTATACGTCCATTTACGCCAAGATGATTAGTGGGTCGTTTGCCCGGTTTGCCATTAGTATGTTTGATTCTCCATTCACAAGATAATGCATTCCGATGGTCAGGAAAACCTGTTAATAATGCATATATTTCCCATCCGCCTCCACGACCGTGAGTATATACAGCACCGCCAGAGATTTCCTCATTATGTTGTCTAAGCCGACGATATGGATTGTTTGTAGAACCATTGTATGTTAAATGACTATATCTAGGTTGTTTATTACGTAAAATATAACAAAACCATTTTTCAGGTGGAGTAGTATCGTCCTCTGTGTTCTCAATCATCTACTATATAGTTAGTTAGTAAATAATTCATTTGGTCTAAACACAGCAAGGTAATTTATCAATATCCATGCAAGTGGTATCATCACTTAATTTGCCGGAGTAAGCAAATTGGTTAAAATATGGGTATTTAAGTTGTTCTTGTGGAGTGTGATTATTCACGGTTCTCGCCACCATCTTATATAATTTGAAATTAGGATAACGTTCATCGCCGTTTCGTTTATATAATACATTCTTTCCTCTGTCATCTAAACACCATCTATGTATCGTCTTTTGTAACTCATCGTACTTAGAGTAATCCTCATTATCTGGAATAATAAAATCATAAATAGAACACCCTAATCTGCATAAATCAAAGCTATAGTTGGGTTCAATTAGGGGTTTGGTTTTATCATAATACGGTTCGCAGTTATACTGAGTTGCTGCATCACCTCCGAGGGCAAAACTATCACTGCATACAATTGTACCATTGAATTTATATATGCTACGTCCAAAATCAATAAGTTTGAATATTCTGCCGTGCGTTGGCACTTTATAACAAATGTTCTCGTAGTTGTAGTATAAATACGGTTCGGTCGTATCAATGTACATAATGTTGTTTGTATGCAAATCGTTATGTGTGAAATGAAACATTTTTTGATAAGTGATTAACATCATTATTACTTGGAATAGCGCAGCCGCAGCAGTATTGTTATCTAGCTTATGCTTAATAAACAATTCGTCAATGGTGCCTTTGCATTTTTCTAAACATATCAATTGTACAGGAAACTTATTTATATATCCGTATTGTACGTCATCGCTATGAGTGCTTTCGTCTGAAGAAACTGCATCATCGGAATCAGTTTCCCAATCTTCTTCATCATCAGAATTTGAATTGGAATCATCATCTTCATCTCCAGTTTCATCTGAACTATCGTTATATTCACTGTTGTCTGAACTAGAAATACTATTATTAGAAGAGTTTCCAGAAGAGTTTAATTTGGTGGTGTTCTCATAAACAGTTTCAGTTTCAACCATTTCTGTATTAGAACCGTCAAGGTCTATTATATCATCAAGTGAAATCGCACTAATATTATGATTGATATTGCTGGATATACGCAATTTGGTGCGGTTTGTGCGAGAACTATCCGCATAATAAGACGATACATCATGATTGCATATAGAAAACAATTTGTTTAGATTGTCATTGAAATAAGGAGACGTGTTCAGATATTCAATATCATCTGCAACATTCATCTTATACTTATCTTGAATGCCTAGAAAACTGCCATAAAAATCAATACCGTGTATAAAATTATATTCGTGCAATGATTTACTCGTCAGATAGTAAAAAAAACAGTCGGTATATGCAGCATTATTCTTATCATCTAACTTATGGTAGTGTGATGTGTTTAATTTTGGTAAATTGTATATAGCAGAACCATCTGGTACATATTTGCCAATCATGAATCGGATGGGGTCCAATAGTGGAGAATATTTAATAAAAATCGGCTTTTCGCGTGTTGTTCCGGTAAGGACATCGGTGACTGTATTCTTATTTATAATATGAAATTTATGGTTTAACTGAACCAAGTGATTATCAGGTTCATTCTTCAATGAAAGAAAATGGGCATACAATGGGTTATATGTTTGAAACTGACTAATTCTGAAAGGATTATAATCATTTTCTAAATCATCAGGAGAACCTTCAACTGTTTGTTCTAAACTATCTATATCTAAATGACAATTATTGTATAAAGTAATTGGAAATACAGGTAATGATGACATTTTATATGAAAATGGTATAATGGAATTATATAAAAAAAAGCATACATCTAAACTCATTTGATTTAGTAAATACACACTCGTTTAGACAATATTAAGGATTATATCTCTATCATATATACTATTATCTTGAATGACACTAGAATTAAAAAAATTTAATATGCGGGAAATTACATTTAAGCCAGATGAGAACAAAGGACCGGTGATTGTAATGATAGGACGTCGTGATACAGGTAAGTCGTTTTTAGTAAGAGATTTATTATTCTATCATCAAGATATACCCATTGGTACCGTTATATCTGGTACAGAAGCAGGAAACGGGTTTTATGCTGCTCATGTACCTAAATTGTTTATTCATGAAGAATATAATACAGTACTAATAGAGAACGTACTGAGACGCCAAAAAACTGTCCTGAAACAAG